AAGGTATAGATTCCAAGCTTGATGAATAATAAAAATTAATATATAAGGAGAAACATTATGGCACATTTTGCAAAACTAGGAGCTAACGGAAAAGTTATTCAAGTGTTAACTATGGATAACGATAAGATGTTAAACGCTGATGGTGTTGAAGATGAATCAGTAGGTCAACAGTGGTTAGAAACACATAACAACTGGCCTGCACAAATGTGGATTCAAACTTCATACAATACAGCAAATAATAAACATACTTTGGGTGGTACACCTTTTAGAGGTAATTATGCAGGTATAGGCTATGAGTGGGACGAAGATAATCAAATCTTTTGGCCTAAAAAACCTAATTACCCATCTTGGGTAAAAGATGTTGCAACCGCAAGTTGGCAATCACCAATAGGTCCTGCTCCTGAATTGACAGAAGAAGAAATAGCGGCAAACAAGGGTTATGTATGGAATGAAGATAACCAGTCTTGGGATTTGACAGATTTGATATCATAAATTAAAATTGCTGGTGGTATGCAAAAGAAAGTATTAAGTGAACAAGCATTATATTTTGGTGACGTTGCGATGCCTAAAGATTGGGACATTGACCGAGATAAATTGCAGCAAGATATATTAACATCACATGTTACAGATTCACCTTTTCCATTTTCACGAACTTGGGATATGTTAAATACATATATACGAGATCACATTGGTCTTGAATATGGTATTAATCTTGTCAATAAAAATTTTTGGGGTAATTCTTATAAACCTAGCGAGGTTACAATTCCATTATTAAATATAGATCCGGTGGATTTACGTAACTCACCAGACTTTACGTTATTATATGGTGTAAAAGTTAAAGACTGTAATGTTCGAATACACTATGAAGATAACAGACGTAAAGGAAGAAGTTGGGACATACCATTAAAAAACAATCAATTTATAATGTTTCCATCAACAAATATGTACTACTTAACTAATAATCAAAAAGACAGTTTAAATTTTGTGCAAACAATAACCTATGAATATATCTAATTACTATTGGTACTTTAGTAGTGCGTTAACACCTAAATTTTGTGATGAAGTTATACAATATGCTAATGCACAAAAAGAAACAATGGCTTTAACTGGTGGTTATGGAGATAAGAAATTAAGTAAAGATGATGTTAAAAATTTACAAAAAAAAAGAAAATCAGATTTAGTTTGGTTAAATGATACTTGGATTTATAAAGAATTACATCCTTATGTGCATGAAGCAAATAAAAACGCTGGTTGGAATTTTGATTGGGAAAGATCAGAGTCTTGTCAATTTACAAAATATAAATTAAACCAATACTATGATTGGCACTGTGATAGTTGGGATAAACCTTATGATAGAAAAGATCCCCAACATCCAGAGCATGGAAGAATTCGAAAACTATCTATGACTTGTCAATTAACAGATGGTTCTGAATACACAGGTGGTGAATTAGAATTTGATTTTAGAAACTATGATCCACATATGAGAGACGAATCAAAACACAGAATACAATGCAAAGA